GAAGATATAAATATAGATGATTCATCTATATATTTAGAAGGTGGTATAGATAATACTGATAACGAGAGTAAAAAAATTCAAATAAAATCAAATGATATATTTATTACTGGAAAGAGAAATTTATTTTTAGTAGGAGATGAAGTTTTTATAAATGCTAAAAAACAAAATACAATAAAAATGGGTGACCCAAGAGCACCAATGTTACCAACAGTTAATGGTCAAAAAATGTTAGAATTTCAAAACAGTATAGTTGGTGTATTAACTGGTATACAATCAATATTAGTTTCAGCAGGTAGTCAACTATGGCCAAAAGTAGGTACTGATGCTGCTAAATTATTAAAAGATATCAGTACTGTGTCTGATTCAATACTTAATTTGTCGTTTTTAAATTTTCAAGTAATGACAGCAGACCCAGATTTTAAACTACCTGAGTTACCAGAATTACCAGAGGTACCAGAATTACCTGAAGCAGATTTACCTAAAGTGAATACACCTAAAGTATTAAAAACAAAACCCTCATTAGAAAATTTACCAAGAAATAATACATAGGAGTTATTATGACTAAAAAAGGCCTTGTGAAAATAATACAAGAAGTAGTCCGTAGAGAAGTAAAAAAAGAAGTACAGAAGATATTTATAAAAGAAGAATCTTCACCTACTTTAGAAGAAGTCCTTCCAGAAGTTACTAAGCAAGTTTCTTCACCAAAGAAAGAAGTAAAATACTCTAAAGACGAAACTATCAATAACATTTTAAATGAAACTGCTGGATTATCAAAATCACAAAGAGATGAATATCCAACTGTAACAGGAAAAGCATTTGATACAAATCGTATGGCAGAGTTAATGGGTTATTCACAACCAGAAGAAGTTCAACGTGATATGGTAGCAGTGGATACTATGAAAAAAGCAGGTGTAACTTCAGAACAAGTACCTGAAGCTGTAACGAAAGCTTTAACACGTGATTATAGTGATTTAATGAAAGCAATGAATAAGAAAAAAGGTAACTGATGGCAAGTGCAAGAGAAAATGATTTAAACCCAAATACGTATATTGGTTTATCTTTTCCATTACGAAGAGATATAAATAATGACTTTGCCTTAACTAAAAATTCATTACAACAATCAAGACATAATTTAAGAAATTTATTATTAACTCAAGTAGGTGAACGAGTAGGTCAACCTGAGTTTGGTAGTAGATTACGAGAGTTATGTTTTGAACAACAAAATGATGAACTACCAGTTAAACTTGAAGAAGAAGTTAGACGAGCAACTGGTGTTTGGTTACCTTATATTAATATTCAAGAAGTAAACACTCTTACAGAAGAGGGTGATAAAAATAAAATTTTTGTAGAAGTAAAATTTTCTACTACGTTAAATCCACAAACAATGGAATCAATAACAATGGATGCATCATATGGAGCTAGTCGGTTTGTTGGTTCAGATGGTTTAGAATATAGAAGATAGGAAAATTAAATGGCAAGAACAAGTACAAAAAAGAATATGGTAAAACAAGTTAATTATCTTAACAAAGACTTTAGTGACTTTAGAGATAATTTAATTGAATTTGCTAAAGTATATTTTCCAAACACATATAATGACTTTAACGAGTCCTCACCGGGTATGATGTTTATTGAGATGGCAGCTTATGTAGGTGACGTTCTTTCTTATTATATAGATTCACAATTCAGAGAATCATTACTTGCATATGCAGAAGAAAAAAGAAACGTTTATAATATAGCTCAATCATTTGGATATAAACCAAATGTTACATCACCTTCTTCAGTCGTATTAGACGTATTTCAGACCGTCCCGGCACTGAATGAAAAGCCTGACGAAAGGTATGCTCTTAATGTAAAAGCGGGTACACAAGTCATTTCGACAAGCACAGGTACAACATTTAGAACACTTGAAGATGTAAACTTTAAGTTCTCAAGTTCATACGAACCACGTGATATTACGATATTTGAAAGTGAAGATAATATACCAACAAAGTATTTGTTAAAAAAGAAAGTAAAAGCTGAAAGTGGTAACATTATAGAAGAAACTTTTACATTCGGAGCAGCTGAAAAATATGGTCAAATAAAATTATCAAATCCAAAAGTTATAGAAATTATTTCTTGTACTGATAGTGATGGTAATACTTGGTCTGAAGTTGATTCATTGGCAAGAGATACAGTATTTACTGATATTGAAAACAACGCAACTAATGACCCAACTTCAGTTGTTAACAGAGAAGTTTCACCTTATATCTTAAAATTAAATAAAACATCTCGTAGATTCACACGATACATTGACCAAAATGATTCATCAATTTTAAGATTTGGAGCTGGAGTATCAGATAATGCTGATGAAGAAATTATTCCAAATCCATCAATGGTCGGTTCAACACTACCTGGTAGTCCATCATTTTTAACAAAAGCTTTTGACCCAAGTAATTTTTTAAAAACAAAAGCTTTTGGTCTAGCTCCGTCTAATACAACTCTTACAATTAAATATTCATATGGTGGTGGTATTGATGATAATGTAAATGTTAATGATGTAAGTTCAATATCAAGTATTTCATATGATATACAAGATGATTTATTATCAACGACCTCAGTTCAAGAATCAAAAGATTCAGTATCATTTACAAATCCATTACCAGCAACAGGTGGTTCAGCTGGTGAATCAGTTAGAGAAGTTAGAGAAAATGCTTTAGCATACTTTCAAGCTCAAAGTAGAGCAGTCACAAAAGAAGATTATATTGTAAGAGCGTATTCATTACCAGCAAAATATGGTAATATAGCAAAAGTGCATTTAGTACAAGATGACCAGTTGAATAAATCTACAGGTTTTGATGAGTTAGAACGTGTTGTAACACAAGATGATGTTGATAATAAAAGAACAATAAAATCTTTACAAGTTAGAACACCTAATCCTTTAGCTATGAATATGTATACATTAGGATTTGATTCAAATAAAAAACTAACAAACTTAAATCGAACTGTAAAAGAAAACTTAAAAACTTACTTGTCACAATATAGACTTGTGACAGATGCTGTTAATATAAAAGATGCTTATGTTATAAATATCGCAGTTAATTTTGCTATATTAACAAAATCAGAATTTGCAAAGAATGATGTTCTACTTAGATGTGTAGCAGCTGTAAAAGATTTCTTTGACATTGATAGATGGCAAATAGGACAACCTATCGTATTATCAGATATAGCATATGAATTATCATTAGTAGATGGTGTAGCATCAGTTGTACCACCGATAGATTCTGATACAGTAATAAAGATTGAAAATAAATACAAAGCTGGTGAAGGTTACTCGGGTAATTTTTACGATATAAAAAATAGTTTGATTGACGGTGTTTTATACCCAGCATTAGACCCAAGTATTTTTGAAGTTAAATTTCCAAACGCAGACATCAAGGGTAAAGTTGTCGGTGATAACTTAGGTATAGTGGAGTAAGTAAATGCATTATTTTATATTCCCTGAAAAAGACACAACAATTTTTGAAGCAAGTTCAAGTTTAAACTCTGGTTTAGATGAAGTATTAGAGATTAGAAAAAATGTTAGTGATACTGGAGCAAGTGTAGATGTCTCAAGAATTTTAATAAAGTTTGATACAACATTTTTTCAAGAAGCCTCTTCTTCAGGTTTAATACCTCAAACGGGTAGCAGAGCAGCAAAGTATTATTTAAATTTATATGATGCAAATCCAAAAGCATTAGCAGCTTCACAAAGTTTATACGCATACGCTATTAGTGGTTCTTGGGATATGGGTACTGGTCGTTCATATGATAATCCTCAGACCTCAGATGGTTGTAGTTGGAAATATAGATATAGTGAAACTAATGGTACACTATGGGCAAGTGGTAGTGGTGCTGAAGATGGAGCAGGAGGAGTTTGGTATAGTTCAAGTGTAGCACCAGCAGCATCCGCTTCACTTAATCACCAGTCAACAGATTTAAAAATAGATGTTACAGGCACAGTAAATAAGTGGTTAAATGGTAATGTTATTAACGATGGATTTTTAGTTAAGCGAAGTGGTAGTGTTGGTAATAACCACCCATCAGCATCAGAAGGTAACACCGATAGACTTGGTAGTTTTTCATTTTTCTCATCAAACACCAACACTATATTTCCTCCAACATTAGAAGCAGTGTGGGATGATTCAAGTTGGACTACAGGTTCGTTAGATGCTTTAACATCTGCTAATTTAGAAGATAGTGTAGTTTATATGAAAGGTTTAAGACCAGAGTATAAAGAAAATTCAAGAGCCAGATTTAGAGTTGTTGGTAGAGAAAGATTTTCATCAACAACATATTCAAC